AGTCGCTGCTCTCAAGGATTTCGTAGCCGTTCGTCTTGACCCACTTGACCTGCTTGCGGTCGACCGACCGGCTGCGCAGCGGCTTGCCGAACTGCTGCTTCAGCATCTTGTCCTGCGGCGTGCCGTCGAACGCGGTTACATTGCCCGGATAGAGGTTCAGGGTCGCCTTTTTATGCTCGTAATAGAAATACTCCGCGATGCGGATCGTCTCGCTGTTGACCCACATGGCGAGCGTCTGGTCGCCCACGCCCTGCGCCTGAAGCGACGAGATCGGCGCAGCGTCCGGGAACATGCGCTCATAGTCTTCCTTCAGCACGTCCTCGGTGATGAAGCACCACTCGGCGTCCGCGCCGCAGGGGTCTTGAATGGACGGGTCCATATAGACCGAGAAGGCGTTTCTGACACGCTTGATCTTGATGTCCTGATCGAAGCTGTCCTCGCGGCAATACTCCGTCACGAGGCGGATATAGCCCTCGCCGTAGGTGACCTGGTTGTCGCAGGCCGTGTCGTAGGCCACGTCCGCGTCTGACAGATACTCAATATGGCGCACGATCCCGTTGAAGATGTCCGCGACCTGCACGTCCGCGAGGTCGTCGGCCGGGATGACCTTGCCCTGCGGCCGGTTCTGCCGCTGCTCGTTGGTCACGAGCCGGACGTGCTGCGGCAGCTTGTTGATCGTCAGGCACGGCCGCGCGTTGATCGTCTGGCCCTGCACCGCCCCGCGGGTCGCCAGCACGTCCGCCGGCCATTGCCACTGGTTGTCCGGGCTGCCCGCCATGAAGCGTAGATCGTCAAGCTCGTCTTCGCGGCTGTCCGAGTAGGCTGAAACGGCGATCTTCAGCCGGCCGCGCATGGTGTTGAGGACGTCATCGTCCCCGCCAGCGACCGATTTAGCGCCTTTGATGCCGTTGTTGTCCATTATTTGCAGGACTTTCCTTTTTTAGCCGCAGCCTTGCGTTTTACGTCATACGCAATCGCAACTGCTTGTTTTTGCGGCTTTCCGGAGGCCATTTCCGCCTTGATGTTCTTGCGGAAGGCGTTTTTGGACGACGATTTCACGAGAGGCATTACTTTTTCCTCGTTTTGGCGGATTCCCTGAACGCCTTGGCCGTCGGAGCGCCCTTTGCGCCCGGTTTGCGCATCTTCTCGCCCGATCCGGCGGCGATGCGGGCCTTTTTGGCGTGAATATTGGCGTAGAGACCGGGTTTACTTGCCACAGTTCCACCTCTTCATGCTGGCTTTTGCCCGTTCGGCGTTCTTCGACTTGGCGACAACGCCGCCCATACGGGCACAAAACGACTTTTTGCGCCCCTCGTCGGCTTTTGTCTTCGGGTTCGGCGCCGGGGGCTTCAGTTTGCTGCCTGTAGCAGCATTATAGCGCGCCCTGCCCTTGGCGGTCAGGCCAGCGCCTTCCTTCGTGGACAGTTTCTCGCCGCGCCCGACGGACAATGATACGGATTTCTTGGCCATCAGGACGCCATCCATGATGATGTGTTCGCGCCCGAACCGTAGCTTATTCTAGGGCGATTGTCTACTCGCGCCTCTCTGTGCGCCACGGGGAAAGCGAAAGTAACGGCTATCGCGTCCGCGGCGTCGGGGCTGGCGAGCCCACGGGCTTTCATATCCTTCTTGCTCTCCAGGAAGATCGCCCCCTTCGAGTCCGGCTTCATCATCGGCCCCGTCAGGTCGCCCTTCAGATACCTGTCGTTCGGAATGCTCGCCGTCTTCAGCCATTCCTTCATCGACCCCCACATCTCGGCCCGCTTGTTGCCATACATGATCGGCTTGCTGCTGCGCTGCCCGAAGTTGACGCCCCTGATCTTGTATCTCTGCTCCTTGAGCCGGTCGACGACGCCCGCGCCCAGCCCGCCCTCGTCGATGACCACCAGCGCCGGCGTGTAGGTCTGTATGGCGTCGATGACGTGCCCCACGACCGTCATGGTGTCGTCGCCGCGGTGCCGCTGGATCGCGATGATGTCCCTGCCCTGCCGCACCGCTATGACCGTCGCGTCCGACCCGAACCGCGCCGGGTCCACCCCGATCACGATGGGCGCGCTCTGGTCCGCCCACTTCGGTCTTGCCGCCGCCTCGGCCACCAGCGACGCCGGGATGAACTGGTCATCCCCTGCGTTCGGAAACTCACCATAGACCTCGACGTGCGCCTGCGTGCTGTCCGGCCCATACTCGTCGATGATTTGCTGGTAGACCTGCTTGTCCGTCCCCTCGACCGATCTGGCGTCTACGATCTTGTTGCGCCAGAAGTCCCTCTTCGAGTTAAAGCACTCATAGAAGTAGCCCGAGTTGCGGCGCGGGTTGCTGAACGCCAGCCAGAACCTGTGCGGCGTGTTCTCCGTAAAGAAGCCGCTGGCGACCGACCATATACTGTCGTCGATGCCGCTGGCCTCGTCGAAGATCAGCATGACGCCCGCGAAGTTGTGGACGCCCGCGTAGCTGTCCGGATTCTCGGCCGACCACAGACGCCCCTCGACGCCCCAGTAGCGCGTGCCCAGCTTCAGATCCCGCTCGACCAGCTCCGTGATCCACTTGGCCGGGGCGACACGGGTGGCCGACACCTCAAACCAGTGGTTCTGAAGCGACATGCTCAGCCATTTCGTAATCTCGGCCCATGTGACGCTGCGGAGCTGCGATTCCGAGTTGGCCGACACGATGGTCGTCGAGCCGATCCGCGTCGTCAGCATCCAGATCACCAGCCATGAGACCAGCGCCGACTTGCCGATGCCGCGCCCGGATGACGTCGCCATCCTGAACGTCTCAAACAAAGCTGCATCTAACCCCGATCCAGCTACGCCGTCTCGGGCGTTATTGGCGCGGATGTGGTCTCGCAGCTCCAGCAGCACCTCGCGCTGCCATACGCGCGGTCCCTCGAAATGCTCCAGCGGCGTGCCGGGCTTACCCCACGGGAACGCCAGCCTCACGAAGGCCAGCGGATCGTCCTTGATCTGCTGGCTCCATAGCGTCGCCATCAGACGCTGTTCGTCCTGCGGTGAGAAGATTGGCGTCTGCAATTGAACCCTCGATTACCCGCATCTTCGCCTCTTCAAGCGCGGCCGTGATGCTGATTGTCTGGTTGACCTCTACGCTGACCGCCTGACGCGCCACCCATCCGTGGGTGTGCTTCAGTATGTCCAGCGCCGCCTTCGTATCCCCCGCCAGCGCCGCTGTGCGCAGCACCCCGGCCATCTCGGCCTCGGCCTCCGCGCGGCCGCGCTCCTCCGCATACTGGGCCATCTGGTCGCGGCTGACCAGCGCGCGATACTCGGCCGGGGTCATGTCCAGCGCAAACGCTAGCGCGTCCCCTTTCAGGCCCAGTTTGGCCGTCTGATAGATTTGCTCCAGACGCGCCTCGGTCGCGGCGATGACGCGCGGTTCGTAAGGTAGGCTAACGAATGTCATAGATTGTTAGATAGCATATCTGTTTGTAGACGCAATAATAAAAATTTTAGCAAAAATTGTTTGCGGACCCTTCGTATTTTTACAAGGAGATCCCAAGGCCGGCCCTCCCCGTCTACAATCACCCAAAGCCCATATGTCAACGGCCAAGAGCAAGAACGAATGTCAACCTGCTCTTGACCGTTTACAAACAGCCAACGCCTAACGGCGATGGGTCAGATTGTCATGCATTGCGCGGCTTACGTGCGCGCAACGGGATATCAGCGTTCGGCGTGTAGATGTATGCAAAGAAGCGCGAGCCGGGGCCTTTGCGCCAGCATATTGCCGCGCTGTCGGGGTCGGGAACGTCAGCGGCTGCTAGCGCGACGACATATGCAAGCGACCAGTCGCCAGCAAGATACCAGTCGAAAGCGGTCGCGACCGCGTGCGTGCGGGAGACGTAAGGCGTGCGGTTAGGCGCGTCATGGGTCATTTGGGTCATTTTGTCATGCCTCCAAAGTCCGTCCAGATTTTTGCAAAAATGCGTTATTTCTAACTTTTGTTTTATAGTGTTTATTTTTCTTAGAGTCAATAAAAAACACAACAATATAACCTATAGCCTCCCAAAGCCCCGCGTTTTCAGGCCCTTGCGATATGTCACCCCCATGACAATCCGTGACAATTTTTGCCAAAACCATGTCAAACAATACTTGACAAGGGCCGCGACCGTGCTAGATTGGCAATATTGTCATCTAAACGGGAGTAACGTAAATGCAAACGATATATCTAGAAGCGAATCAGGTTCCGCCGGCTTTGCGCGGCGGTTATGACGGAAAGAAGTTCGCAGCGCGCGTTGCCGAGTCCGTTTCCGTCCCGTCTGATGCCGGCCTTTGGTCGGGCGGTAGCCGGGACGTTTATACTCTAATCGAGCTCGCGAGCGGCGTGCGTCACCCTATGCCGGGCCAGTCGGCGTCGCCGTTCGATGGCGCGCGGCAAGAGCGAACTGTTACGCTTAAGCCGGGCTTTGCCGTCGTTCGGCATAGCACTTTCTGCGGCAAGGATATGGGGCTTACGTTCTATGTTCACCCCGACAATGCCGCGGCGCTATTGCCAGCTCCGACGGCCGACTTGTCGCCAGTCGAAAGGCTTGTCCTCAAATATACGAAAGAACGCAAGGCGTCCTATAACGGCCGCGACCGTTACGACATGGCGGCCGACGACATGCGTTACGGCGGGAGCGCCATCCGGGCGCTTGGCGTCGAAACTATGCCGACGCGCGATGAATGGGACGCTGCTAAGGCTCTGTTAATTTCTGGCGGCTATCTCAACAAGGCGGGCGCCATCACCGTGAAAGGGAAAAACCATGCTTGACTTTATCATCGACGCCACAATCGCCTCGGTCATTTTAATCCCCGGCCTATGCTACATTTGGAGCTGAAACTATGAAATACACCGTATCGATCCACGAATGCGCCGACGGCGGCGATTTTCCTCACAATTATCGCGCCGCTACCATTCGCGTTGACGCCTGAAAATCACTGGCGCCGGCCATAAACCGGCGCTATCATTCAACATCTATAAACAGGAGACACTAACATGCAGCTCAATATTCGTTTTCTCAAAGCCGCCGCGCTTGCCGTCTCCAAAGAAGAGACGCGCTATTATCTCAAGGGCGTGGCCGTCCAGGCCGACGCCAAAGGTGCATATCTTATCGCGACCGACGGCCATAGGTTGCTCGCGTTTTGCCAGTCGCGCGAGTGCTACGGCGGGGAACCGATCAATATCATAATCCCGGCTGACATCGTCGCCGGCGTAAAACTCAACAAGCACGTTGAAATTGCCGAATTGACGCAAGAGAGCGCCACCCATTGGCGTTTGGACTATGTTGGGACGTCCGTTATTTTTGCGCCGATTGACGGGACGTTTCCCGACTGGCGCCGCATTATCCCGAAAGAAACGGACGGCAAGCCGGCACAGTTCAATCCCGCCTATGTTGGCGATTTCGCCAAGGTTACGAAAGCGCTGGGACAGGGACAGACGGCTTTCGCCTATAACGGCGACGGGCCGGCGCTTGTCACGTTTGGCGACGATATAGACGGATTCGGCGTTCTTATGCCGATGCGAATCAAACGCGAAATACCGACGCGCGCGCCCGCATGGGCCACGGTCTAAAAATCACTGGCGCGGGGCAAAAACCCGCGCTATCATCCAACATTCATGAATAGGGAACGAAACAAATGAACTTACAGGGGCTCAAAGCCGAGTTTCGCCTGACGTATGACGGCGACGACTGGGGCCACGTTATGCACTGGTTTTTTTCAATCGCGGATGAAATTTATTTTAACCGCGATTTTCCTGTTCCGACTGAATGGAAATTCCGTCCGTCGCCGCTGGGGCCGACAAATGACGATGACGACTATACAACGAACTGCGTCCGCGAGGCGGACAATGAGAGCTTGCTCATGTTCGGCAAGATTATGAACCGCGCCGCCAGATTGCTGACGGCTCAAAATCGTAACTATTGAGAGGACAGTAGACTATGATACAGACAGAAAACTATGACCCCCCCGCGCATTGGGCGTGCGCTCTGCTATACGGCGACGAGAGCGGGTTGGAGACGGAGGACTGTGAAGCGCTGGAGGCGTTCACGGCTGACATGATCGCGCAATATGGGCAATGCCTGGCGATAGACGTCAGCGACGAACCTTCGTTTGTAACCTATCACGACGCAAAACCCTATGGCGTTCTCGCGTGCGAAACATTGACGTTCACGTTCGACACAACCCGGAGGGACTGACAATGACAACATACAACGGCTGGACAAACTACGCGACGTGGCGCGTCAATCTTGAAATCTTCGACGGATACGACGCGCGAGACTTTATGTTGCCCCGCGATCCGTTCGACGCGGCCGCAGCGCTCAAAGACATGGCGGAAGAGCTGATCTGCGAACAAGCCCCAGAGGGACTGGCGCGCGACTATGCGCTCGCGTTTATCAGTGACGTTAACTGGCGCGAGATTGCGACGCATATGTTGGAGGACGTGGAATGAAACGATTCGCGACTGTCAAAGAAGGCCCTAACAAGGGAAACCTTATTCGCTCACAAATTGCCGCGCCGGCGCACAAGGTTTCGCCCTTGCCGTGGCAGGAACGCGGCTTGACCTATACCGCGTCGGGTTACGGCGAGCGTATCCCAACGCGCCATATGGTGCGAACGATAGATAGCCGTTGGCGCCGCGTTTACGCAACGTGTTTTTCTAATGCGGCAACGCTCTGGATTATTGAAAACGGCGAGCGTGTCATAGTGGAGCTTCCGCAATGACCAAAGAACAAATGGACGCAATCTGGAACGCGCCCGGCGTGCAAAACGCCGGCCATCTTAACCTATGGGCGCGCGACTGGCGCGGCGACTGGCACGCCAAGCCCGGCGCCCGGCGCGTCCCGGCATGGGACAAGGCGCTCCTGCGCCGCGCGCGGCGCGACCTTCCGAAATGGCACGAAGGATGGAAGAAGGGATATCGGACATGAACATGGAATACACAATCGATGAGCTCGCGCTACTGCCCGGTTGCGCCGCATATGTTTATGGCGTGGCGGACGTCGAATATACGGTCGCGCCAGCCGAACCTGACGTCGGCATTATGCGGCCCTACATCGACGAATTGTGGATCACCGGGATCGCTCTGGACGGCATAGACATGAGCGATCCGGGCCGCCAGCTAGACTCGACCGAACCGCTGTATAAGCTAATCGAAGCGGCCCTGTTTCGCGACGACGCCTTGTCGCACGCATGTCTCGAACACTATGGGGAGCGTGACACATGGGGCGCATGAAAGACCTTGCCCTCGATCTTTCCGAAATGAGTTATGGCGCCTTGCGCGCCATGCTCGATATGGGCGGCGGATTGACGCCTTACGTGCAAGAAGAACTGGAGCGGCGCCATGCCAGTGAAGAACCTGATAACAACCCGCCCGACGGTCGCGAAGATCACCGGCCCGACTGAAATCGAAATAGACGCGCCGGATTGCGTTGTGCGGCTATCGTTCCCGCACGCGGACCGGCGCGCCCTGCACGCCATATGCAAAACCATAAACTTCGCTGTAAGGATGAAAGATGCTAAACATCTTGATAATTGTGATCCTCGAAATCCTGCTGGGGGTAAAATAAATGGAATCCAACAGCCTTAAACTCGCACGCCTGCGCAAGGAACTGATCGACGCGGAATGGAATAGCGACATAGCGCGCATCGACGCCCTGCACCGTGAGATTGCCCGACTGGAATTGATGCTTGAGCTGGGGACGCACTATGACGAACCATTTTGAAGAGCTTCTCGAAGCTTACGGGGCCATCGTCCCGGATTGCCCTACACCCCTACCATGCTACACGGTAAACCGCTCTCTATGGGCTCTATACCGCAAACTGGAACCCCGCGCGATAGAGCATCCAATCTACACCGAAGAAGAGATAGTCCGTCGGATGGACTTGTTGTATTTTTCTGACGGAACCTGTAACGTCTGATGAATACGTTTCCTCCCTGACTGCCCGGCCCTGAAAAGCCGGGCATCTTTTTAGGGGCTCGCATGAACGCGCATGAATATGAAGAACGCCTGAAAGCGCTTCAGCAGGAAGTTACCCGCGCCTATCTCGCTGGCTACAACGAAGCCCGCGACCGCGCGCAGCACACGATTAAATTCGCTATCGACGAGAGCGACAGGCTACGGCGCGCGCTCGAAGAGGCGTTGGCGCACGTCGATGAGGACGGTCGCACACAAATTCTATCGCTATTGCACAAAGGCAAATCAGCAAATCCAGAATCATTTGAGCAGCCTTATCGCCAGAATCGTGACGAATAGGCACACGGGGCCGATCACAAGGTGATCGCCCCACGTCGCCGGCTCGCGCTCGCCGATTCCGGCCGCATCAAGCGCAAAGTCAAGCAGGATCAGCGCCAGCGCTGGCAAACAAAAAATAACGATAGCCTGCCACACGTCAGTCATAACGCCCATCGTCTCACGACGGGCGCATGTTGACAACTGCTATTTGACCAGATTGACCACGTTCACGGGCGGCGCTTCGGGTGCATCCTCCAACAGATCGCGGAGCTGGCTCTTCGTCGCCCCGGCCGCGAGCAGCCAGGGGGCCGCCCAGCACGCCTTTTTGGTCGTGTGACGCGCAGATGCAAGCCGCCCCATGTCGCGCCAGCCGGCCTCCTTCAGGGCGTGCAGGAGCGCTGGTTGCACAACTTTAAAGGTCGCGCCTTGCGGCCGCTTGTCGCTCAGATAATCGACCGCCGTGTGCAGCGGCGAACCCATCACGCCGCGGTCGAAGGGCGCCTTGCGCGCCTCGATCCAGGACACGATCCACGATTCCGCCGACGACATGCCGTGTTCGATCATTGACTGCTTGAAGTCAGTCAGGGGCGGAGCGGCAGCCGGATTGAAGGCGCTCACGTCGCGCGCCAGCAGCCAGCTCGCGATGGCTTCATATCCGCCCGACCGATACCAGTTCCACATGGCGTCGGCCTCGCGGATCGGCATACGGTCCGCATAGGACCATATGCAAAACCAGCGGCGGTCTTGCGACGGCAGCGTGATCGGCACAGGATCGTTCGTGAAGGCCAGCACGAAGACGCGGTTCAGCGCTTCATAGGGGTGCAGGCTCTTGCGGTTGACGGTCAGGGTCTCCGGTGGGGCGGCAATGATCGGCTTAAGCCGGTTGGCGAGCGCCCGGCGCTCCTTGGCCTCCGGCTCCCGTAACTCGTTCAGGATCAGGATTTCGCTTTCCAGCGCGTAACCCCACTGGCCCGCGAGCCCGTCGGAATCGATAATCCCGCGGTTCTTCAGGAACGGCCCGCACACGGCCCAGATAAACGGCGCCCAGAGCGTATCCTTGCCGCAGCCCTCGTCGCCGCCGTGCAGCACGGCATGGTTGATCTTGACGTTCGGGTTTTGAACCTTGAAGGCCATAACGTCGAGGACGTGCCGGCGCTCGTCATCGTCGGGGAGCAGCACGGCCACATGGTCCAGCCACCTGGTGACGTCGCCCTTATGCGCTTCCATCCACGCCGCCGTGTCACAGCCCTCGACAGGGCGGGACGGGCGGGCGTTAACCCATTTGTTGCCATACACGAGCCCGTCGCGGGAGACGATCTCGGTCTCGCCCGGCGCGTAGGTGATACCGGCGAGCGCCCGGCCGCCGCAGTCCTGCCGCTGCTCGTCATACCACGTCGCCGCCTCGACCTTGCGGCCGTGGTGACGCGACTGGCAATATTGATGGCGGTAGATGGCGTTGAAAACCGGGCGGCTGATCTCCTGCCGGGTCGTCAGGTCGAAATAGCCGTCGTCGGACATGACGTAGGCGAAGCGATTGAACCATTGCGTGCGGTCTACACGGGCCGCTTCTTCGCGGTTGACGCGCTCGATCTCTTCTCGCGCCTTGTCGGTGAACTTCTCGTTCGGCTTGATTTTTGAGAGCGCCTCAGACATGACGCCGGCCGTCAGGTCGTCGCGCAGCCCATGCTCGGCTTGCGGGCCGCCGTTGTCGCACACCCATTTCAGGAACTCGGCGCTGTGGATATGTTCGCAGTGACCGTGATAGCAGCAATAGGCGCGCGTCGCGGGCAGATACCGGCCTCCTAGTGTGCCGTCAGTGTGTTCGTGGGCATTTGGGCAAACAACGCCCACCCAACCTGAACTATTAGCTGGTTCAAGGACGTGCCCGTTGTCTGACAGCCATCGCAGGACGCTGTCGTTACCAGTATCCTTGACACGGATCGACGGCGCCGACGCGCTCTCTTCAAACGGCGTAACGCCCAATGCTTCACAGATCTCTTCAAGAGTATACTCCAGCCCTTGATTGAACTCGACGAGTCTCGCCTCGAAAGCGTCCCGCCCAGGCTTCAGATTGACAGAGCCCGGCAGCCGGATGTTGCGCACCGGATTTGTGGCGCCCGGATCAGTGAAGCCCGCCGCGGCGATAGCATTGATGGCGGCGCAGTAGGCGGCCTTGGTTGGCTGCTCGCGGAAGACATAGCCCCACTGATAGTTGCCGGGGCTTGTTTCCATCTTCCATGTTGGTTGCAGATCAGGCGTTTTCGACTTCGTGCCGATGTCGTCCAGCGGCAGGAACGCGACGTGTTCGATGTTGTCCTTGCCGGCGGAAAAGTTGGCCTTCAGCCGGTCTTCGATAAAGATTCCGGTGTTGACGTAGGTGGCGCCCTTCAGCGGCTTCGAGCCGGGCCGGAACGCGGGATAGGTGTATTTCGGGCTTCCGTCCGCGTGATACTGCTGCTCACCGTTGCGCATGACGGGCTTTTGTTGCACGAACAGGAGCGTCTCGCCCTCTTGCGCCAGACCTAAGAGATATTCGATCATCGTTTCCTCACGCGGCTATGCGATATTCTTTGCGTTGATTATTGATCCAGCTCTCATCGGCATTGATGAAGCACGGCTGGATGAAAATCGGCCTGACCTCAGACAGGCCCTTGCCGACGCGCTGGTTGCGGATGTGACCGCGGCGTAGATGCGGGCGCACGGACGACTGTCCGTCGCCATCCCCGCGTTGCGTCTCGGTGATTTTGCCGATCTTTATGGTCGTGATGTAATCATACTCACGCGGACGCTTACGGCTTTTCGGCCCGTGCTTTTTAATCTTCTCTGTTGTCTTCTGAGCGTTTTTGGTGGCCAGCAAAACCATAAGCGACGTAAGCAAGAACATAGATATATGTTCCACTTCTTTGATGCAGTCTTCGCGGTTTAGGCCGCCGTCTTTACTGGCCATAGTTGCTATCTGATCTATAGAATAAAATTTATCGCCTAGTTTAACGCGCTCCCATACGGAACCGTCTTTCATATTATAGGTATATCGAAACGTGAATGTTCTGACCGGAGGGTCCAGGTCTGAAGGAACGCCGATAAAAATCATGGTCAGAATTTTTTTGTCTAGCGTAGCTTGTATATCAAACTCATCATAGGGAGGCTTCAACAGATCTAATTCCTTGAGATCCGTCGCGGTATCATAGACCGCATTAAAACTCAGAGTGTCCCATATACTGTTATGGAATGTGAATAGCTGTTTCATTTCGACACCCGCTTATGTTTTTGATAGTCAAGAGCGTTCTCTCGTGCGGTCCCATACAAAAGGTTGGATAGATAGTTGTTCGACTTATCCCCGTCCAAATGCCTAATTGCACTGGTTTCTTTTATGACGGGACGCGGGCCGATAAACGATCGCAAGATAAGTTCGTGGACATACTCAGTTCTTGACGACCCTCGCAGCGACAGCTTTACACACCAATACCCATTCTCCGATTTGAACTGTTTCAACTCTCTGGCTCTATAACGTGTGCTACCGTGCCTTCCCCAATTCACTACGCGCGCCACAGACCTAATCTGCCCGCGCTCGCTGGCTTCGTAAGCACCTTCATATTTCGGTATCTGTAGCCAACTAGCCATTCCTTACCCTTTCCCGTATCTGTCCATGATGCTGGCTTCTGCGTCCAGCGGTAGCCCCGCGGCCCATGCCGGGGGCGTTGTCATAACCTTCTGCAATTCTTCGAGCGCCTCTTCAGGCCGATCAGTCTCAAGAACGATCTCGTCATGAACATGCAGAACCACGTCATCAAGACGGCGCAGAGCCTCACGTAGAAGGTCATGGGCGGTCGCCTGTGTGACGTTCTCGCAGGCCAGACCGCGCCACAACCGCGCTCGGGGCCACTCTTTGGCGTCGGCTGCGGGCTTCCACGCCGCCTTGGCGTAGGTGATCGCATCGTCTTCAAACTTCGCGTAAGGGTAGCAAAGCACGCGGCCGGAAGGCAAAGCATACCAAAGATGCTTGCCATCATAAAGGTAAACAATCCGGCCGGCCTGAAACTGCTTGCCCGGATTGCGCACCGCCCGCGTGTAGGCCGACTCCAGTTCTTCCCAGAACGGCACGGCCCACTCGTTCGCCCGGCGCCATGCGTTGACCATGCGGCGGGCCTCGTCCTCGGGCAGCGTGAGACCGTAGGCGCGGCCCATAGCGTCGAACGCTCCGACGCCACCACCGAACCCGCAGGCCAGCTCCTGCACCTTGCCGACCTGCCGCTGGTCTTTGGTTACGGCGTCGTAGGTGGTCCTGAACGTCTCGGCGGCGTTGACCTTGTAGACATCCAGACCATCGCGGAATTGCTGTAGTTTGGTGTTGTCGCCGCGGCCGGACAGCCACGGGTTGACGCGGCCCTCGATGGCGGACCAGTCGGCCACGACCAACTTTTTGCCCTCGGCCGGGATCAGAGCGGGCCGCAGCATACCACGCAATACGTCTGTAACGCGCCGCCCAAAGGCTGGCACGATGGCGTGGCCTCGCACCATTGCATGTCGCACCCGTTCGGGCTCAGCGGCGCATTTGCGCGTGAAATTGTGGACCTGGGCTCCGTAAGACGAAGCGCGCCCTGTAGCAGACCCACCAGCGAATACGAAAGCGCCGCGAACGCGAGCGTCATCCCCAGCAAGATTCCAAAGGCGGGCAAATTTCGCAACAGAAGACGCCCACAGGTCGTCAGCACACTGGATAACTTCTCTGACATCGGGCGGCACCTCCTCCGGGTCTTCGAGCGCCAGCAGATTGGCGCGCACGGTCTTGTCAATCGATTGCTTTCCGTCCTTGTCCATCAGCTTCAGCGCCTGCGGGCCAAGCCTCGCGGCGACCCACTCGCGCATACGCGGGCTTCTCACCGACTGAATCTGACCACCTGTGATCTCGCGGACGGTGTCCTGTATCTCCTGAAGCTCTTTATCCGCGTAACCGACCGCCGCGCGGCATAGATCGACATCAACGCGAACGCCACGATCATTAATGCGCTCGTTAACATGGTAATCCTCCAGCTCTTCCTCGGTCAGTTCGCGCAGGGACTTGCTGACGGCCCGCATGGTTCGGACGTCCTGCGCGCAGTATTCGAACAGCTCGGGCAAAAGATCCGTTCTAAAAGGAGGGAGGCAACACTGGCGCACAAGATAAGCGCCGCGATGGTCCTTACGCATCGACGAACCCGCAAACCGCCCGGCATCTTCCAGACTCCCCGGCGCACAGTTCGCACGCGCCTGCGCGGCGGTGCAGTAGAAGTTGTTCAGGAACGGCATGTTCAGCACATGCCAGAAGATCAGCCGCTCGAAGGCGGCGTTGTGCGCCCGAATCTGGTGCGACAGGATACGCCGCGGAAACGGCTGGTCGGGCGTCCAGACCTGCACCTCGTCGTCGTCGACAGCGTAGGCCATGCAAAGCACCCGCGTTGACGGATGCTTCGCATAGTTATAGACGCCAGCTGTCTTCAGATCGCACTCAGATGCTGTCTCGAAATCAACCCAGACGGTCATTGGCTCTTGGCCTTGATGCTGCGCATGTAACGCCCGACTGTGCTTTCTTGCAGGTTCAGATACGCCGCAATCCGCGCGCGACCGTAGCCCATATTCATGAGCGCGAGTATAGCCTTCTCGCGGCGTGACAGAGCGCCGGTCTGCGACTTGAGCAGCACCGGCTCCGTCCGGTAGAGATGCAGCGCGGTCGTGTGGTCGCGGTTAATAGCGCGGCCAATGACCGGGTAGGACATCTTCAGATCACGACGCGCGCGCTTTACGAACTCCCGACGCGCCTCGACGATCAGACGTTCGCCAGCGCGGCCGACGACATCCTCCAGCGGCACGCAGCGCGTCTTGCAGACATCCATAAGCAATGATTTGAGTGAGGCTCGCATTTCTTCCTCCCGAGAAGATGATGGGGGCCGAAGCCCCCACCTGTTTAGCCACGACGACGACGGACGGGCTCGCCCTCCGACGGGGACGCATTACCTTCGCCCTCCAGAGAGATCCAGTCCTGCACGTTGAACACGGGCGTATAGAC